TTCACGATCGCCAAACAAGGCGACAAGTTGCAATACGGCATCGACTATCACTTTCTAGCAGTTCCGAAGTAAGCGTGGCCTCACCCAAACAAGGTAAAGGCAATGGCCGACTGGACCATCCGCGTCGCACAGCTCCCCATCGGATGTGGCACACCTTACAAACATAACATCATCGTTGTTGTGGATCCCGCAGGCAGGGCCGTTTATGAAATTAACGGTGGCCCGGTGGGCGCCGATGGAAAGATCATTCCGCTCAACGATCGGCGTGGTCCTTTGGCCTATTTGTCGGGAGATTTTCCCGTTGGGGCCGAGAAGCTTCCAGGCGGGACTCAATTCTACCGACCTGACCTCGACCAGCGTGTGGTGTTCTCAGGGACAGAGGAGCAGGTCCGTAATCGGATGTAAGCCGCCGACGCTTGCATTCGTGTCATCAACTCGGCGCAAGAGCGATACACGCTGTTAACCGGCCCGAGCGGGGGGCGTGATGCGTCCTCGACTCCGACCTTCAATAGCAATTCGGTTAATGCATCGCTCCTCCAGTGCATGCGTATTCCGGTCGATGACCCGGCGATCACGAACCAACCCGGTTACGAAAACCCGATTTTGAATCAGGACCAGGTGCGGCAAATCATCGAGCAGCTAAATCCAACCGCGCCGCCTGCCGGCAATATCCCCATTCCGCGCCCACCCGAGAAGAGGGGCGATGACTGGTCCAGCTCGTATGGTCCGACTATCGGCCAGGCTCGTTCCACTGGCCGAACGATGCCGCAAACTGAGCCAGGCCCTGTAGTGGACGCCGGCCTGCCCCAGCACGTGATCAACGCGGGCAATTATTTGCGCGCCAACGGCCTCGAGATCACGCCGCGGTCGATGTACGTGGCGAGCGTGCTCGGCCCGCAGCGCGCCGTCGATCTGTTCAACCGCACCGGCTCGACCTCCTCCGACGAGGTCCCATCTCCCGACGCGGCGACCGGCCGGCAGGTCCTCTCGTGGGTGCGGGCGCTGCGATTGGGCCCCGCCGCAGCCGGCGCACCGCCGACGCCCGACTTTGGCCAGTCCGGTGCACCGTCCTTTGCTGCCCAACCTGCTTGGACTCCGGTTGGCGCGGCGTCGCAGAATAATAATGTAAGCGACGACGCCGGCCTGCCGGTGTATGGCGCGGCCTGAAATCGACGCGGACCGCAACGGCTACAACCTCACCCGCGCCTTTATCGAGGAGGTTTTGTTCTTCCCCTTCGCGCCGCACGACGACTTCGACTGACCCGTGACAACTTGGGACGGCGGGTAATGGCCAAGATGTTGGTCGACGCATTCAGGAACGACGTCGTCGACCCGAAGAGCGGAAGTCCGCTGGTCGTTCCGGACAATTACGCCATCGACGCGGCGATCCGACATGCACGGGCCTTCGGGGGCTTGCGTGCCATCAGCGAAATCTAGCTGTCCCGCGCGCCTGCCCCAAGGATCGGGGTCGCGAAATCTTGGTCCCTTGGCGCGCCAATCGATCAAAAAAGGATCCTTCGGATGGCTCCCATCGTAGGACCCGGGGCGAACTATCGCCTATCAGGCATCAAGCTCGATGTAACGCGGGTGCCGCATTGGGCTGCCCCTTTTTCCTGGCAGACGGGTGCCCCTGTCAACGTAGAGGATGGTTCTGTCGTCTCCATCTGGCGGCCTCTATGGCGCGAGCGGGTCGGGCTCGCGCTTGGCGCACCGGTCCGCATCATCCTCAACTTCGGCCCGTACGGTCCGCTTCACGTCGACACCAAGAGTGAATGGACGGCTCCGACGACGCTTGATTGGTAGCGATCGCGTCTTAGGTAAAGAACTTCTTGGCGACATCATGGGTCCTCAACGGCTCTGGCCGATAAGGCCCGTACGTGTCGTAGTTCAGGACCTGTTTCAGACCGAGTCTGTCGTAGACGGTTTCATGCAGGGGGGCGGCGTTCGGAACGGGTCGCCGCTGCTGTTCCCATGCGAGGCGTCTGTCGCCGCCGGCGCCGACCTTGCATTCATCATGTTGCATGCCTGCCGCGGACGGGAACAGGTTGAGATAGAAGGGGTCGACCATAACTCGTCCGTCGGGCGGAAGCTCATTGGCCAGGATGTCGACCATCCACTTGAGCGTTATGTCGGACAATCGCGCTTCGTTGTCCGGATAGCCGCCGCCGATGTCGGCATGGTTTCCGGCAAACCATATCTGCTCCAGAGGCTCGGGCTCGCCCTCGCGTCTTGGCGGCGTCCGCTCGCCCCAGGGCACGCGGGCGAAGTCTTTGCGGTATTCGTCGATTGACAGCGCGTGGCGCGCGAAGTGAACGCCTTCGCCCAGATTCTGATCGTAAAAGCCGAATTTTCGTCTGTTTCTCCTATAAAGCAGAATGGCCGCGAGGTACGCGATCCCCGCTATTGCCACGAACAGCAAGGCAAAGCAGCCGGGCGAGAATGCATGGCTGATGGAAAGAATGCCCCAGGCAATTAGCGCAACCACCGACGCTCCACCGATGGCCATGAGCACCAACGCCCAAACGGGGAAATGCGGACGCAACCCCAGCGCCGCCACCGTATCCCATACGCCGATGAAGTAAGGAACGGCGCCGGTCTCCGGGCCGGCGAAGGACGCGTGCTTCTCGCGGAAGGTTTGCGCCAATCGCCGGCGTTCCTCGCCATAGCCCGCATGCCGCGTGACGAACCCGTGCTGGTAAACGTTTTTGACCGCGGTGGCGGCAACCGCCTCGACCGAATCGTTGTCCAGCTTGAGCGCCGTGCCATCGTCCGCCTTGACCGGAATGCCGCACAACCCAAGGACGCCGCCGAGGCACCGGGCGGTGTACGCGCCCCGGCTGAAGCCGAACAGGTATATGTGGTCGCCGGGCGCCCACATCCGAATGATCGCCGCGTAGCATTCAATGATGTGCTTGGTGATGCCGAGGCCCGTCATCTGGCTGAGCAAATTGTAGAGCTTGCGGACGAAGCCGATCTTGAATTGCTCGCCCGCCGACTGGGACCCGAGCCCCGGGTGATAAAAAGCCAGTTGCTTTGACGGATCGATGCGCGACAGGGGGCCGGAGCGCGTGGCGCGGAACAGCTTGTAGACGTTGGTCAGATCCTCATCGGCGAGGATGCCGCCGGCGTTCCCCGTGCCGTCGCAGAAAATCAAGATGTTCTTGCTCACGGTCGCCTCGATGTTGTGGGACCGATGTCCTACAATTGACCGCTGTGCTTGGCAAGTTCGCCATCTGAAACTTTCCGACAAGCTACATCCAGCCCCACCCCGGCGCGCTGCACCACCACAGGAACAACCCCATGCCGCTGCCGACCGAACCCCTTCCGCCCTATTACATGCAGGGCAACGCCATCAACAACCGCGTCACGCACACCGACCGCCCGTGGCTGGTGCTGGTGACCCAGGCCGATCCCAACTTCGAGCGCGATAAGCACCACGAGATCGAGTACGAGTTCTCCGGCCGCTGGTTCTATGCCGACCGCAGCAAGCGTGGGGCTTACGCGAATTATTGACCACGAAGATTCTCGTCATCGCCCGTGCAGGCATGCCCTCGCGAAGGCGGGGGCGGGCGATCCAGTAATCCGTGCCGGCGCGGCTTAGCTGCGCGGCCTCGGATTACTGGATGCCCCGCTTTCGCGGGGCATGACGAGTTCAGAATAGGAAAGCCCATGCCCGCAGCAGCTCCCGGCGCCGGCCCGCAGATCGGCCACATGGTGATCTACCGCCAGAACGGCACCACGGCCTACCCCGCCGTCATCGCCGCCGTGAACGCCAACGGCACCGTCTCGCTCACCACGTTCCCGCCCGGGCAGTCGCCCGGCACGCAGTCGAATGTGGCGCACGATTACAGCGAGAAGAAATCCGGCTGCTGGTACTACGCGCCGTATTTGTGATGCCGATCGCGGCCTCGCCGCTCGGTCTGTAATGCTCGGCCGCGATCGGCCGCTGGCTGAGAGATTGGACTATCATCCCCATGTCCGACCTTCCCATTCTCCTGCGCGCGGAGACCGCCCGGGCGCCCGGACGTGCGCTGGTGCGCACCGAGGCGCGGTTCGTGCCGTCGGGCGAGGGCTCGCTGGAGCGCCTGGCCGCCGACTTCGCCGCCGCCCGCGCGGTGCGGCGGATTCTCGACACCGCTTATCCCGGCCATGGCTGGGAAGTCGTCGCCGACAGCGGCCAGGGTTACGTCGCCTTCCGCATCCCGGCGCTGATGGGCGTGAACTACGCCTATCTGGTCAAAGGCAGGGATCTGACCCCGGAGGCGGTGCTCAAGGGCGCCGGCGAGCTGCTCGAGCGTTATCGGCTGCCGCGCGCAAAATTCGACCTCGACCGCTTCCTCGAGGCGCGGGCGAAGCATTCGATCTTGCTCGACCGCTCACGCAAAATCCCGTCGTAGGGTGGGCTAAGGCGGAAGCGCGCGGCGCCGACGCCGTGCCCACCGCGGTCTAGCAACAAATACTGTCCATCGTTGGTGGGCACGCGGCCTTCGCTCCGCTTCGTCCGCTTAGCCCACCCTACGGAAATCCCCGCATGCTCCGTTCCACGCCCCCCGGCGAAGATCCCGTTGGCGATGCCCGCGTCGCCCAGGTCGGCTTTTTCGCGGCCGGGTCGCCGCCGGGCGAGGACGGGCTTGACGACCTCTACCAGCACGCCTCGGACCTCGCGACCCCGCCGGGCAGCGCGCCGGAGCGGGTCGGGCACGACGCGCCCGACTACCTGCACCTCATCACCATCGCCGAGCAGCAGGCGAACCTCTACGTCCAGCAGGTCAACCGCCGCGCCTGGTCGCGCTCGTACCGCGCCTTCCACAACGAGCACTTCGTCGGCTCCAAATACGGCCACCGCGACTGGTCGAACCGCTCGAAGATCTTTCGCCCCAAGACCCGCTCGGCGGTGCGCAAGGACGGCGCCGCGGTGGCGGCCTCGCTGTTCGGCACCGTCGACGCCATCACCTGCTCGGCCGGCGACGAGGCCGACGCGGGCCAGCGCGCCGCCGCCGCGCTGATGCAGGAGCTGATCAACTACCGCACCGACCGCACCTCCGGCCGCGCCGCCATCCCCTGGTTCCTCACCGCCATGGGGGCCAGGCAGGATGCGCAGATCGCGGGGATATGTGCGTCCAAGCAATACTGGCGACTCGAACTGCGCAAGTCTCATGACGAAGAACTGCCTGCCGAGATGTCAGATGTCGGAGGTCAGATATCAGAAGAAAGGAATCCGACCTCTGACATCCGACCTCTGACATCTACCGGCCGCACCCGGCCGGTCTTCGTCCCCGACATCGACCGCCCCGACATCCGCCTCTTCCCGCCCGAGAACGTGATCATCGATCCGGCCGCCGACTGGACCAACCCGGCGCAATCCGCCGCCTATTTGCTGCTCAAATACCCGATGCGGCTCTACGAGGTCGAGAAGAAGACGCGCGACCCGCTCAATCCGTGGAAGGCGTTGCCGCCGGATTTGCTCAAAGGAACGGCCGAGGCGAGCAAGTTCGACGCCGCCGCCATTCGGCGCGCCCGCGAGTTCGGCCTCGACCGCTTCGACGAGACCCAGAACGCGGCCGAGTTCGACATCATCTGGGTCTACGAGGCGTTCATCCGCATCGACGGCGAGGACAAGTGCTTCTTCTCCCTCGGCGACAAGGCGTTCCTCACCGACCCGAAGCCGACCCGCGAGGTCTACCCTGAGCAGGCCGGCGACCGGCCGGTGACGATCGGCTACGGCGCTTTGGAGGCGCACCGCATCTATCCCATGTCGGCGGTCGAGAGCTGGCAGCAGACTCAAGCTGAGATCAACGACGTCGCCAACCTCTATCTCGACACCATGAAGCAGAACGTGGCGCCGGTGACCAAGGTGGTGCGCGGGCGCAGCGTCGATCTGGAAGCCCTGCACCGGCGCGGGCCCAACAGCCATATTCTCGTGACCCGCCTCGACGACATCGACTTCGCCCGGCCGGTCGACATTCCCCAGTCGGTGATCGTCGGCATGGAGAAGCTCGATGTCGACATGGACGACTTGGCCGGCCAGTTCAACGCCGGCTCGGTGCAGACCAACCGGACGCTGAACGACACGGTCGGCGGCCTCAAGCTCATCGCCGGCGCGTCGAACGCCGTGCAGGAGTTCGACATCCGCCTGTGGATCGAGACCTGGGCGGAGCCGGCGCTCGCCCAGGTCGTGCGGCTCGAACAGTATTATGAGAGCGACGAGATCATCCTCGGCGTGTGCGGCCAGCGCGCGCAGCTGTGGCAGAAGCACGGCGTCTCGCGCATCACCGATGATCTCATGGACCATCAGGTGACGATCCGCATCAACGCCGGCCTCGGCGTCGGCGACCCGCAGCAGCGGCTGGCCAAATTCCGCGACGCCACCGCGGTGGCGGCGCCGCTGCTCGCCCAATCGAAGGAGTTCCAGACCGGCCAGGTGTCGCTCAACATCGAGGAGGTGATGAACGAGGTGTTCGGCGCGGTCGGCTACCGCGACGGCGGCAAGCGGTTTATCACCGTGGCGCCGCCCGATCCCGGCCAGGCGCAACAGCAGCAGATGCAGCAGGGCTTGAGCCTGCAGAACATGCTCGCTGAGATCGCCAAGAAGCGCGCGCAGGCCCAGCACGCCGCGGCCCAAGCCGGGCATGCGCAGATGCTCGGCACCGCCGCCATCGCCAAGGTCGGCCTCGAGCACCGCCGCCAGCTCCACGACGAAAGTACTTCAGCCTTCGACCACGCCCATCAGGTGCACGACCGCCTGCTCGCCGCCCACGACCAGGGCCACCGTCACGCGATGGAAATCGGGGATCGGATGACGGATGTCAGAGGTCAGGTGCCGGAAGGAACTGATCCGACATCTGATATGCGACTGCCGACATCCGGACCGGCCCAAGGTCCCGACGTCATTCAGCACCTCATCGCGGCGCTAGCTGCTCCGCGCCAGCGCCAAGTCGAGTTCATGCGCGATCCCGCGACGGGTCGCATCGCCGGCGCGCGGGTGGTGGAAGCGGCGTAGGGGTGTAGGGCGCATTAGCGGGCGAAGCCCGCGTAATGCGCCGTTTCACGAGAGCGGCGGATTACGGCGCTGCGCGCCTAATCCGCCCTACACCGGCTCGTCCGCTCCGGCGACTTGAGCGATCAGGGCGGCGCCGATCCGCTCGCAGCTTTCCGCGGTTTCCTTGATCAGGAAGGCGTTGCGCGGCGTCGTCAGGTCGATCGAGGCCTTGCATACAGCGCAGATCATGGTCGGCTTGCGCAAGAGCAGCGTCACCAGCCGCTCGGTGTATTGCTTGCAGCCGTCGCAGCGGATGCGCAGGAGCGTCAGGTCCGAGGTGGAGAAGCCCATGGCGAATCGCTCCGACCGTGCCACCTGATTCTACGCATTTGTGCGCAGAATAGGGAGTAGCAAGTTGCGAGCAGAAGGTGCTGCAACACGCGCGCTTACCCTCCCCCTTGTGGGGAGGGTCGGCCGCCGGAGCGAAGTGACGGCGGCCGGGGTGGGGGTGGAGCAAGTAAGATTCGGGGCGGCGAGGAGAAACGCTACATCGACCCCCACCCCGGCGCCTTCGGCGCCGACCCTCCCCACAAGGGGGAGGGTAACCTCACGCCGCCAGGCGCTGCCACGCCTGCAGCAGCTGGCGCAACGATTGCTCGACGTCGGGCGCCGGCGCCATCGCCTCGGGTGGCACCGGGTCGATCGCCGGTTGGAGCGTCGCCTCGGCGATATCCTCCCGCATCCATCGTCGAGCGCCGTCCGCGCCTGATGCGCGTGAATCAACGGATGCGGATGAATCGACGGATGCGGATGAATCGTCGACCGATGTCTCTGAATCAGCGGAAGGGATTGAATCTCGCCGCAACGCCAGGAACCCGGGAATGACGTCCCGGGCGGGCAGCCCGCATCCGTCGTCGAGCGCAGTCCGCGACGGATGCGCATGAATCGCCACGCGCTCCCTCAGGCCTACCGGCTCCTGCCAAATGCGCACGCGCCGGCGCGAGGCGCGCACCAGTATCGTGCCCACGATCGCGAGCAGGAGCGCGATGCCCAACAGCGCCGCCGGCAGCGCCGTGCGTTCGCCCGTGGCCGCGGCCGCCGCGGGTCGTGCCGGTTGCGCCGGCGGCCGTTCCGTTGTCGTCGCCACCGATCGCGTCGCGATCCAGTCGGGTGCGCGGGTTGCTTGCGGCGTCGCGTCCGGGGGCGGCGCGGAATCGGTCGTGCCGCCCTGCATCCGTCGCCGAGCGCAGTCCGCGACGGATGCACATGAATCGCTTGGCCAGCGTGTCGTGAAAGCGCCGGCCGGCACGGGCGCCGGAGCCGGCACTGGTGGTTCGCTGGCGGTCGGCCCGTCCGACGTTGCCTCCGCGACAGCGGGTCCTGCTGGCTCGGCGGGCTCAGCGGGTGCGGGCGTGCGTGTGCGCGTCGCCGCTCGGCGCACTTTCGTTCCCTGCGCGCCGAGGTACCAGCAATTGCGGTGCTTGGCGCGGTCGACCCGGTAAAACCAATGCCGTCCTTCCGGCGCCGTGCCGTTCGGCCCGGCGAGACAGGTGTCGGCAGCCGGCGCCGCGCCCGCCGGCGCCGACGTCGCGGCGACAAGCAAGGCGAGGATGATCGGCGCAGATGATCGCGGCATTCGTCCCTCCCGCCCAGCGATCCGTCCCCGCCTGCGCGGGGACCTCGCGCAGTCCGCGACGGATCGGCAGACCAGCGATCCGTCGGCGAGCGCAGTCCGCGACGGATCGCCAAAAAAGCCCCCATGCCCCACTCCCATACGCTCGCGCTCGAGTACGCCCGCACTCGAATCAACGCCTTCGATCACGGCCGAGGTTTCGCGCGTCATTGGGGCCGCAATAGGCCGCAATCCCGGCATGGATGGTGCAATTGTTTGGATGCGTGAAGCAGCCGACATTGCGGCACGCGCGCCCCATACGTGTCGCCGATGCGGCAATTGTGGCTGACTACAATTCCTCCGGCGTTTTACCGATGCGCTTAAATGCTGTTGAGCAATTGGCTGGTAGTTGCGCGATCACGCCAGGGGGCAATCGGCGTGGAAGGGGAGGGACCGTTGCGCGAACGGTTCTTACGTTTTTGGCGCGACACCTCGTGCGGCACGACGATCGAGTACGGCTTCATCGTCGCCGGGATCGCGCTCGCCATTTTTCTCGCGCTCGAGGAAATCGGCGCCGACGGCCGCGCCGCCGCGCGGGAATTTTTTCATACGCTGAGATTCAGTGATCGGTGATCGGACCGTAGGGTGGGCAAAGGCCGCGCGAGCGGCCGTGCCCACGCGTGGGCACGCGCCTTCGGCGCTTAGCCTACCCTACAACTGATCACTGATAACTGGTCCGGCCGCGGGGCCGGACCTGGATGTGCACGCTGCGGCGGCGCGGATAGGAATAGACCGCGTACGGGGAGCAGTTGCCGCTCGGGCCGCACACCGGCCACGCGTAAAGGCCGGGCCTGGCCCAGGTGAGATCGTAGGGCCCGTAGTCGTGGGTGTAGTCGCAATAGGGCGAGCACTCGACCGCCGCCGCGGGCGCTGCGCCCGCGAGCACGAGGCCGAACAGGGTGGCGGTGAGGAGCTTGGAGATCGGCCAGTGACCCGTGATCGTTAGCCTGATCACTGGTCACCGATCCCTGGTCACTGGAGCGTGGCGGGGCTGATGGCGATCGCCCGCGCGGCAGCCTGGTACCAGCTCATCGATTTGAACAGGCTGGTGCGCCTGGCGGGTTTGCGCTTCTTGCCGGTTTTCCGGGGTGGGGCGCTGCGTTTCCTCATGCGTTTGCTCAACATGTACTCCTCGTCCTGCAAACTGCCCCGCGGACTTCGCCCCGTTCACGAAGTCCCACCCGGAATCCAGCATAGCGGCTGATCGCAGGATCAGCAAATCTTGCCCGCGCATGCCGGCCATGCGGCGGCCGGGGATGGAAACGCAAGCCTAATCATAGACTTACCGCAGTTGCTTCGGCGCCGGGGCGAGCCCCCCGACCTTATCGCCTGCTTGATCTCCCGCTTCGGCGCGAGTCGCGCCCTTTCGACGCAGCTGGACGCCGGCACCCCTCGCATCCCCAAAGGAGACCCCAACCATGGCCAAATACGCCATCACCGGCACGCAAGCGACCGTGTCCGGCTCGTCCAAGACCGTGCTCTCGACCTTCGCCAGCAACGCCACCGCGACCCGCCGCGGCAAGATCTACGACGTGCTCATCGGCACCAACGGCGTGCCCGCCGACAACTATCTGCAATGGGACATTTCCCGCATGACCGTCGACGGCACCGGCACGGCGGTGACGCCCAATCCGCTCGACCCCGCCGACGCGGCGGCGCTGGGCGCGGCGAAGAACAACTACACGGTCGAGCCGACGGTCACCGCCAATTCGTCGCTGTTCAACGTCGGGGTCAACCAGCGCGCGTCCTACCGCTGGGTGGCCGCGCCGGGCTCGGAGCTGGTGTTTCCGGCGACCAACGCCAACGGGTTGGTGCTGCGGACGCTCTCCGGCGGCTACACCGGCTCCGCCACCGGCGACTGGATGTACGAGGAACAGTGAGCAGTGACCAGTAACCAGTGATCAGTGACCAGTGACCAGTGACCAAGAAGGTTGTTCTGGTCACTGGTCACTGGTCGCTGCTCACTGATCACTGACAGGAGCATGCGCAGCATGCGACGACCCGGCGGCTACGCCCGCATCGACGATCCCGATCGCGGGCGCCAAGAGTTCGACACCTTCACCTGCGCCCACTGCAACCGCGTCACGCACGTCAAGCCGAAAGCGCGGCCCGAGGACATCGGCGGCCTGTGCAAGGTCTGCATGGGGCTCATTTGCGCGGCTTGCGTCGGCGACGCCTGCGTGCCGTTCCTCCGGCGCCTCGACGAGATGGAAGCGAGAGCGCGCTTTCGCGCCGCCATTTGAACTCGCCGCGCACGCGATGTGCCCTTGGCCACGGCACCGGCCGCCAATTCTTTTCCGCCGCGGTCGCAATTTCGCTCGCTGCCGGACGAAGTAATCCCGTATCCTCAATCCAAACGGGTTAACCACGCCCGAGCTCGTATTGGCGTCTTTCCAGCGGCCAAAAAGGGCCGGATACAGAGGAGACGACGGCGTGACTGACATCCTGCCGAACCCAACCGCCTTCACCAGCGGCCTGCCGTGGGCCGACGCCTCCGGCTTCAACAACGGCTCCATGGACGACGTGGCGATCAACCAGGCTATCAGCGCGCTCCAGCGCAACACCTCGACCGGTCATGGCATCGTCTACTGCCCGCCCGGGACCTACACGTTCAACAACACCGTGCAGCCCGGCAACGGCATCAGGATCATCGGCGCCGGCAGCGGTGCCACGGTCTTCGTCGCCAATGCCGACCTGCCCTGCGTCAACCTGCAGGGGTTCGAGTCGGAGCTGTCGGACGTTGCCGTTCTCGGGTGGCGGTTCGGCACCTTGGAGGCGCTGGTGGTCGGCGCCCCTGCCGTGCGCGGCCGGCTCATCCGCGTGCGCGCCTCCGGCGGCTTCAACTGCGTCCGCGACAGCGGCGTCGACACCTACATGCAGGACTGCAAGTTCGACGAGTTCTACGGCAATTCCGCGGTTCATAAGGACGGCGGCAACTGCTTCTACGACCGTCTCGAACTCGACTGCGGTTTTCCCCACGGGATGCCGGCGCTGCAGACCCAGTGGCAGGCGTGGCAGCCAGGCACCTATGGACCGGGATCGATCGTGAAGATGACGGGGCCGGGCGGACAGACGTACCTTCTTCAGACCCAGAACGGCGGCGCGACCGGATCGCAGCTCCCGACCATTCAGCCGTACGGCCTCCCGACGATCGATGGCGCCGTTTCGTGGGCGCTGGTGTGCAACATCAATGCCCGCTGCCTGCACGTTCTCGATAACGCCGAACAGCTTATCGTGTCTCGTTGCGACATGAGTGCTGCCGGGTATTATGCCGGCATCTGGGACGAGGGTTCAGCACAGAACCTCTATCACCACAACACGATCGCCAACCAGACCATCGGCGTCTACGTGCTCGCCGGCGACGGCGATCAGTTCACCGACAACACGATTCAGCAAGGCATCCGCGGGGCCAACAATCTGACCTACGGCATCCTGTTCCAGAACACCGCCGGAGGTTCGCACGGCGTCGGCGGGAATCTGATCTACGGTTACGACGAAGGCGTCTACCTCAACGGCGCGAACGCCGGCGCGGGGACGGTCATCCACGATAACCGCATTTTCAGCTGCGGCGAAGCCCTCCGATCGGTGTCCGGGGTCGGCGGATTCACCTTCTCGAACAACAAGTGCGGAGCCTCGTCGCGCTTCGGCGCGAACTCGGTCGCGGCGCGCGTCGACGGCGGCGGCTCCAACATCACCATGATGGGCAATGACGGCCGCGGTTCGGGGGCACCGTCGATCAACCAGTCCGGCTCCAACAACATCTTCACGCCGAACAATTGGTGAGGGTGGGAGCCTGAAGTTAGGGCGTTCCCGGGTGCGCCGCAGCGCAGACCCGGTGTCGTGCCGCTCCTCAGGCGCCCCGACGCGATGGAAGCGAAGGCGCGCTTTCGCGCCACCGATCGATTTCGGCACGAAGAGGCGAATAGCGAATAACCCAAAGCTCGTCATGCCCCGCGCAGGCCTGTCCTCGCGCAGGCGGGGGCGGGGCATCCAGTAACGCGAGGCATCGCAGCGAAGCCGCGCCGCTACGGATCACTGGATCGCCCGCCTTCGTGCCGGACTCGCGGGATAGGAAGCCGCCTGCGCGCGAGCATGCCCAAGCGATCCGTCGTCGAGCGCAGTCCGCGACGGATCGCCAGAAAGTGCGCGAGCGCGCTGGCGGCAACGTAAAACGCCTGCGCGCGAGCATGAGAAACCAAGCGCGAGCGCGCTGGCGGCAACGTAAAAAAGAGGAACTCCATGCTCGGCCTAGGCGCGCTCGGCGAAATCGCCCTGGGCGAAGCCTCGCCGGTAAAACCGCCGGCGCCGGCCGGCTCCGGCCCGCTGGACATGCCGGTGATTGAAATCGGCTTCGGGAACGCCGAACGCCGCGTCGAAGTGGTGGGCTATTAGCCGCCTGGCGCGCGAGCATGATCAGCGATCCGTCGTCAAGCGTAGTCCGCGACGGATCGCCAGAAAGTACGCGAGCGCGCCGGCGGCAAATCTAAGAAAGGACTTTCCATGGCTGGATTGCTCGACGGCGTCGTCCTCAACTGCGCGACCACTGGGACCGGCACGCTCACCCTCGGCGCAGCCGTCGCGCCGTACCTGGGAATGGCGGCGGCCGGCGCCGTCTCCGGCAATACCTATTCGTATTCGATCATCGACGGAACAGCCAATAGCGAGTACGGCACCGGCGTTTGGACATCCGGCGGCGTGAACGGCACGCTCACCCGCGGCCCGATCTGGTCGACCAACTCGAACGCGGCGATCAGCTGCTCCGGCAGCCAGCTCGTCCGCATCTCCGCGCTCATGGAGGATCTGATCCCCTCGGCGCAGCTCGGCCCCGAGTTCGTGATGCTCAACGGCAAGCTCGTCGCCAGCGTCGCCGCGAACAACCTCACCATCGCGGTCAAGACCAAGGCAGGCAACGATCCTTCCGCCGGCGATCCGGTGCTGTTCGTCTTCCGCAATGCGACGAACGCGACCGGGGACTATACCGTTATCAAGCAAACGGTGGCGCTTTCGTTCACCATCAATTCCGGCAGCACGTTGGGTACCGCCAACGGCGTCCCGTTCCGGCTGTGGGTGGTGGTGCTCAACAATGGCGGTACCGTGGTGCTCGGAGCGATCAATTGCGTGGCCGGGGGCGCCTCGCCGACCCAAATCGGTCCGCTCTCCGAAGACGTCCTGCAGAACACGGGAGCGCCTACCAACGGCGGCAATAACGCCCTGCAGATATATGAATCGCACGGTAACCTGGCGGCCGTCCCGATCCGCATCCTCGGCTACCTGGAATGGTCGAGCGGTTTGACCACGGCCGGCACCTGGGCGAGCGGACCGACCAAGATTCAGCTCTTCAGCCCGGGCATAAAGAAGCCGGGCGACGTGGTGCAGACCGTCTGGGCGACGGACACCTTGGCCTTCACCACCACATCGAGCACGTTCCAGACGACGAATACGTCGTTGAGCATTTCGCCGGTCAGCGCGGCCAATCTCGTTGCCGTGCGGGCGATGGGGACGTTGAGCCTCCCTGGGAACAGCGGCGCTCTTTTAGCCTTTACGCAATTGTTCCGTGGATCGACCGCCGTTGGCAGTATAACCATCGCGATCAACAATTCGTCCCAGGGTCCCTATTGTCCAGATGCACTCGAAGCATTCGACGCGCCGGGGTCGACATCAGCGCAGACCTACGCCGTTAAGATCAAAAACAGCGACAATGCTAGCGCGGTGGGATGGAATAATTTTGCTGGCCGAATCGGAACGATCCGGGGCGATGAGATCATGGCCTAGTGCGCGCGCAGCAAGACATGCGTATATGGGATGCGAAGAAGATCGTGAAGGACGGTCGCTGTAACCGATGCGAACGCGAGAGATGCAAGATGCCTGTAGCCGTTGGGCATCCGAACGAAACGGCCGCGATCCAGTTTAACCGCGAATCGGGCGAAGGGATTCTGCCTCTCAATCAGCGCGGGGTCGAGTGCCGTGAAGCGCCCTCCGGTGCGGAGCACCATCCTGGCGGCGCGGCAGACCGCCATCGCTGTCTCATCGTCAAGGTGGTGCAGTAGCCCGACCGCAATCACATGATCGAACCGCCCGAGGTCGGAAAGGTCGGCCTGCGCCGTGAACAGTCGTTCTACAAATCGTGCTCTGTGACCAAATTTTGTGCGAGCGTCGGCTAAATATCGCGGGCTCACGTCGATCCCACAATAGGTCACATCAGGTAGTGCTCCAAGGATTGCCGCGGGACCGCAGCCAAGATCGAGTACGGACTCGTTCGGTCTGATCTCGAGCAGGTTGGGAAGCCGCGGCACGCCGCCGCCCTTGGAAAGCATTCGCGCCAATCCGGAGTAGGCGCTCGCATTCGCGAGGATAGAACGAGGATCTACGCTTGCTTTCATATGCTCATCATCGCGGGCATTTCTTCGCTCCGCAAGCGGGCCCATTGGGATGCTCGGCCTAGCCACCCCCGGCGAACTGGCGCTTGGCGAAGTACCGTCAGGCGCCGCGCCCGAGCCGACGTTCGAATCGAAATATCACCAAGGCTGGCCCGAGCCCGTCCGCGAAAGGATAGCGCGCGGGCTCGTCATCGCGCTGATCGCGTCGGGCGCCACCGTCCCGCCGATCGCCCCGTTCCCGGAAACGGTCACCGAGAGCCGCTGGCATCAGCCGTGGTCGGAGCCGGTCCGCATCAAGCCGGCGCTCGCGGCCGGTGCGCAGCAATTCGTGGCGCCCGATCCGCAGCCGCGGGTGTCGTTTTCGTGGTGGGCGTGGCTCACCGAGCCGGTTCGTCAGCGCCCCGCGCTGCCGGTCGTCGAGCAGCACGTCGTCGAGTTCGAACCGGCGCCGTTCGTCTCGTTCTCGTGGTACCTGCCGCTCTCCGAGCCGGTGCGCACGCGCTGGTTTGCTGCCGCGGAGCAGCAGGCGCTCGCGTCACCGACCCCGTTCTTCGGCGCGGTGCCGAGCGGCTGGGACGGGCCGCCGCCGGCGCTGGTGCGCCTGCAGTATCAGGCGCAGGCGCGGCCGCCCTGGCCGGATATCTCGATCGCGTGGTGGCAACCGCTCGCCGAGCCGGTGCGGGTGCGTCCGGCGTTGCCAGCGGCGAGCCAGCAGGTCCTCGCGTTCGACCCGCAGCCGTTCCCGTTTCTGGGCGGTGGCGGCGGCTGGTATCTGCCCGGCTCCGCTGAAGCTACGCCGGGCAAGCCGGACCCGCAGCAGCGCAGGACCAAGAAGCCCGGCGCCCCGCGCCAGGTCGAGCCGGCGATCGCGCCGCCGACTTTCGCCGAGACCATCGCGGCGCAGGAGCCTACGTGTCTCGCCGACCTGCTCGGCTCGACCTTCGCGCCACAGCTCGCGGCCCTGGCGCCGCCCACGCTCGATCTCTACACGCCCGCCTTCGCCGTTCCGGCTTCGGCGGGCAAGCCGCCCCCGATCTCGCGGGCGGTCACCGACGCCGCGGCCGACCACGTCGACGCGATCGACGCCATGGAAGCATTGCAGGCCCTCGACATGCTCGAACAGCAGGAGCGGGAAGCCGTGATCGCGATTCTGCTGCACCTGGCGAACGGTAATGACCACGCGTGATCCGGTCGTCTCCCTCGCGCTCGACCGCGCGGCGCTGATTTCCGCCGACATCGAGGAGCAGCTCACCGCGCGCAAAGAGCACGGCATGCGCCCGCTCATCGCCGTGCTGGCGAAGGCTAGAGCTGAGGCGGCGGACGCGCTGACCCGGCTCGTCGACGTCGACGCCAAACAGGTCGACGAAGTGCGGCGGCTGCAGCATCAGGTGTGGCGGTTCGCCGATCTGGTGCGCTGGCTCAAGGAGATCGTCAACGAGGGCCTCGATCAGCGCTACGAGGTCGCCGACGCCGAGCGCGACGAGCTGGAGCGCCTGGTGGCGCCGCCCGACGACCGGCTGGACGCGGACGCCAAGGCCGACCGCGCGGCGCTGGGGATTTAAATCCGTCATTGCGAGGCGCCGCATGGCGGCGCCGAAGCAATCCAGGGGCCCGTGCACGCGGCCCTGGATTGCTTCGTCGCTTCGCTCCTCGCAATGACCAACTGAAGGATCACCGCATGACCGACACGTCTGCCACTGCCGCGCTTGCGGCGGAGACTGAAGCATCGCGCGCGCTCGCGGCCGAGGCCGCGCCGGACAACCCGAATCCGACGGACGTTTCTGACGATCCGTCGCGGACGACGCGAGGTCCTCGCGAACGCGGGGACGGATCGCATGGCAGTGAGCCGGCGCCCGCGGAGCCGAAGCCGCTGGAGCGCATCACCGCCGCCGACCGCGGCCGCTCGGAGATCGCGGGCCGCTTCAAGGAGAAGCGCGCGGCCCAAGGCGGGCAGGTCGAGTTCCACGGCGACATGCGGGATCCGTCGCAGACCTACGGCCCATACGTGGGCCAGATGTCAGATGTCGGAGGTCAGAGAACAGAAGAGACGCCGCAGCCAGCGGAGCAGCAGCAGCCGACCGCCGAGGCGGCACCGGCGCTTCAACCACCGCCCCCGACCTCTGAGCTCCGTCCTCCGACCTCTGAAGCGCGCCTCGTGCCGCTAAAAGTGCACGGGGTGGACATGTTCCTGCCCGAGGACAAGGTCATCGCCGAGGCGCAGAAGTCGCTTGCCGCCGGTAATTTGCTCGAATCGGCCAAGGAGGCCCTGGCGATCGCGCGCCAGCCGGCGACGCCCGACGCAGGGCCGGGCGCCGATCCGGCCGCGCCCGACCCCTATCTCGAGCTGGCGCAGACCATTCAGCTCGAGGATGCCGCCGCGGCCGGCACGAAGCTCAAGCAGACCATCGAGAGCGAAACCGCCAAGGCGCGCCAGGAGGCCGCCCGCGAGGCCGCGCGCCAAGTGCGCATCGAGACCGAGCTGGCCGCCTCGCAAAAGGCGATGCAGACGTTCGAGAAGGCGCATCCCGAATTGGCGTCCGACGAGTTCGCCCGCGACGCGGTCACCACCCAGGTGCAGCGCGAGATCAACGCCGACCTGCAAGCGGCGGTGACGCAGGGCATCCTCAAGGAGCTGCCGCGCTCCCAGGACGAGCGCAACGGCCTGCACACCCAGCTTCGCGCCTTCGGCGCGCCGGTGCGGCCGATGACCGATATTTTCGACGCGGCGGGGACTAAGTATCAAACGTGGCGGGGCGGCACACCAGCGCCCCGGCCGACTTCACCCCAGCCGCCGACCACCCAAACCAATACGGCCGCCGCGCCCCGGGTCGAGCTCACCACGGCTCGCCAGGAGCGCCGCGCCGCCATCCCGACCCAACCGACCAACGGCACCGTGCCGCCGCGCGCGCCGGCGCTGCCGCCCGAGCAAACCACGGCTCAGCGGCGCAGCGCCGCCGTCATGGCGATGCGCAAGGCCCGCGGTCAAATAGTCGCGTGATCCGTAGGGTGGGCAAAGCGGCGCGCGAGCGCCGCGTGCCCACGCGGATTGCGTGATGAACAGAACGCGTGGGCACGCGCCTTCGGCGCTTTGCCCACCCTACGAAAGGACTATCCCCCATGGCAGGCCAGCTCTGGTCTGTCTCCGCGGAAGGCGGGTTCATGTACTCGGACGAGTTGTCCGACGTGCTCCGCCAGCAGGTCCAACCGCTCACCAAATTCCGTCAGCTCTGCGACGCGAAGGACGGCAGCGAGAAGGGCCTCAACCGCGGCGACAAGTACCACTGGAACGTCTATTCGACCGTTGCCACCCAAGGACGGCAGCTGCTCGAAACCGATCCGATCCCGGAGAGCAATTTCACCGTCAGCCAGAAGACGCTCACGGTCAACGAGGCCGGCAACTCCATCCCCTACACCGGCAAGCTCTCGGATCTCGCCAAGCACGACGTCGTGTCGATCCTCGACAAGACGCTCAAGGACGACGCGCGCAAGTATTTCGACATCGCCGCGCAGGCACAGTTCAACGCCTGCCAGCTGCGCGCATCCACCGCCACCTCCACCACCTCGATCACGTTGGACACCAACGGCACGGCGTCGCAAACCAACAACGTCGCGCTCGGCACCGGCCACGTGAAGGCGATCGTCGACACGATGAAGGAGCGCAACATCCCGCCCTACATCGCCGACGACTACGTGGTGATCAGCCACCCGACCACCTACCGCAACTTCAAGAACCAGCTGGAGACGATCCACCAGTACACCGAGACCGGCATCGTCTTCATCTTCAATGGCGAGGTCGGCCGCTACGAAAGCTGCCGCTTCATCGAGCAGACGTTCATCCCCAAGGGCGGGGCCGCCAACGCCACCACCTGGGACCCGTACGCCGGGACGGCGCAAGCGTGGACCAACGCGCAGTCGTCGTGGGCGTTCTTCATGGGCGGCGACACGGTCACCGAGGCGCTGTGCATCCCGGAGGAAATCCGGGCGAAGATCCCCGGCGACTTCGGCCGCTCCAAGGGCATCGCCTGGTACTACCTCGGCGGCTTCGGCCTCGTTCACGATGATGCCACCAACGGCCGCATCGTGAAGTGGGACTCGGCGGCGTGAGCAGGAAAGGAACAAACCCATGACCATTCCGGCTCATTACGCCCAGCCGCAGACCGAGACGATCTGCCTCGGCTCGCAGGCGTTCGGCAACTCGACCACGACCTTCAACTACATCGGCCCCAAGGGCCGCGAGGGCCACGTCGAGGACATCATCGCCGACGTCACCGCCGACATGGTGGGCACCACCACCGTGCCGGAGGTCGACGTCGGCACCGCCTCGGGCGACACGACCTACGCGCGCTACCGCCTCGGCACCGCCGCCGGGGCCGGCTACACTGCCGCGCAAGGCATCCGCCGCGCGCAGCAGGAGGCGTGGACCGGCAATCCGCCGATCACACTCTCCGACTTCGCCGGCCACGTCGCGCTCAACACGGCGCGCATCCCCAAGGACACCGCGTTCGTGATCACGCTCAAGGCCGGCACCGGCGGCTCTCCCGCCGGCACCGCGCGCGTCTACGTGGTCATCAAGTGGTTCTGAGGCAAAACCGTCATCGCGAGCGAAGCGAAGCGATCCAGGGGCAACGCGTGACGCCCTGGATTGCTTCGTCGCTTCGCTCCTCGCAATGACGGAGGAGAGAGCGAGCCCATGTTCGGCAACCTGCGCAACGTTCCGGAGAAGCTGAAACCAGCCAATCCGCTTCCCGCGAACGCAAAAGTTTCCGCCACCGGCGATGCCGGTTGCGACGGCTACACCTGCCTGTCCCGCGCCGAGCGCGAGACCGGCGTGCGCCCGCCCGCCGGCGGCGGCACCCGCGTCGACTGGCCGCCCAAGTCGGACGCGGAAGACTTCGCGCCGTAAGGCAGTCCAATCTCTCCACAGCGGCCGATCGCCCGCTTGCATTACAGACCAAGCGGCAAGCGGGCGATCGGCAAACGCATAAACAGAAGGATCATGATCATGGCAGATAACTATGGAAGAACCCGCCGGCCCGATGCCCGCTTCGGCAAGTTCACCGAGGCCGAGGTCAGGGCCGGCACCGACGCCGGCACCGGCCGCGGCAATCCCAAGCTGCACGAGTCGTCGGGCATCGTCGACCTGCCGGCCGCGCGCGGCCAGCAGATCAAACGTGCTTATCCGCTCGACACCTCCGACATGGAGCTGCCGAACGAGACCGGCATGGCCGGCTTCAAAGGCGGCACCGACAACGTGCGGCACTCCCTCGACGGCGCCTCCGCCGTCATGGGCCCGAACGACGGGAACGAGAGTCCGTACATTCCCAATCATTAAACGTTGCCGATCGCCCGCTTGCCGCTTGGTCTGTAATGCAAGCGGGCGATCGGCCGCTAGCTGAGAGTCGAAGCAAACACGCTCTCTCGCCTCCCTCCCCCGCAACGGGGTCCCCGCGACGCTCGCGTCGCGGGGTGCCCCTCGGGGGAGGGGCGGGGAGGGGGCGCTTGAAGGAAATCGCATGCCCGATCCGCATCCGCTCCGCCTCGACCGCTCGCGCTATCATTCGTCGATCCACGGCGACTTCGACAGCAACGTCCGTTTCTATCAGGACGGTCTGCCGTTCGACGCCCACGGTCATCTGTGCGTCGAGTACTGCAGCGCCGAGCGGCTCACCAAGGCCGAGGCCAAGGCGCCGGCGCGCCAGATGTCAGATGTCGATGGTCAGATGTCGGAAGGCACCGATCCGACCTCCGACCTCCGACCTCCGGCATCCGAGGTGAACCTCGAGCTGTGGGCCAAGGGCGAGGCGCGCTATCCGCCCTTCAAGGTCTTCGCTGCCATCCGCGAGCGCTACAGCAAGAGCGTGTCCACCTTCGCCGACGCGATCGAGTTCCTGGTCAGCGACGTGAAGCTAATCCCGCAGCGCGAGGCGTCGAAGAAGCTGCTCGCCGGCGGTTCCGTTGCACCAGCAATCCCGCCACGCGAAGAAGAGGCCTAATCACCGCCGTCACCCTGAGGTGCGCGGCGAAGCCGCGCCTCGAAGGGTGGAGTACGCACCGAGCTTGCCGCCATCCTTCGAGGCTCGCCCTTCGGGCTCGCGCCTCAGGATGACGGCGGCGTTTGTTGCGGCAGCGGGCAGGAGAGAGCATGACCTATTCCATGTCCTACACCTCGCTCGTCGCCGACAAGAACACCGCCGGCTCGATCGCGCGCTGGGTGAATTATTCCAAGCTCGACGCCGACCAGATCCTGCAGGAGGCGCAGAGCCTCATCTATTCCATGCTGCGCGTACGCGAGATGCGCACGCACTTTAACTTCGACATGGGCATCGGCGGCGACCGCGTCGCGCTGCCGGGCGGGTTCCTCGACCCGATCGGCAAGATCGCCATGCTCGGCACCGGCGCGAAGATCGAGCAGCGCTATCAGAACTTCATCCAGCGCCGGCGCACTTACACGGAGACGACCGGCAGCCTCGGCAGCAACCCGTTCACCACCACGGCGGGCTCGACCCTGGTCACCGTGAACCTCCCCAATCATGGTTTCGCGCAAGGCTCGACCTTCTTCACCGCCGGCGCCGCCGCCTTCAACGGGGTGACCGTCGCCGGCACCTTCGACGTGGTCGCGGTCGTCGACGCCAACGACTTCGTAATCGACATCACGCCGCTCGGGGCAACCCCGAACGCGAGCGGGACCGGGGGCGGCGCGGCTGCCACCTACGTCTGCGACAACCTGGTCCAGGGCATGCCGATGTATTGGGGCGTGTGGGACGAGACCATCTTCTTCGACGCGGCGTTCAGCCAGCAGACCAACTGCAATCTGCAATACTTCAAGGCGCTGCCGCTGCTCTCGACGGCGAACCCGTCGAACTTCCTCACCAACCGCTACCCGCACCTGCTGCGCAAGGCCTGCACCGCGCAGGCGTGGGACTTCCTGCGCAACGACACGGAATATCAGAAGGACGTGGCGGCGCTCAGTGCGCTGGTCGAGCAGACCAACGCCGAGGCCGATTTCCTCTACCGCGGCGCCGCGTTCGACACCTACCTGCACGACGAGTAGCGGCGCGGTGTTACCTCTGGCGCAACAAACACCGCCGTCATCCTGAGGCGGCCGCCGAAGGCGGCCCTCGAAGGATGGCATCACGCTCGGTGCCGGCTTCCATCCTTCGAGGCTCCCCCGGCTCAAGGCCGGGGTCGCACCTCAGGATGACGGCGGAGCGTATCGACTGATTACTGATCACTGGTTACTGACCATGGCTGACACATATACCACCACCCTCGGCACCATCGTGATGTCGGTCGGGGGCGACAACAACACCTGGGGCACCAACCTCAACAACGCCGTCTTCCAGATTTTGGAGGACGCGATCGCCAACCAGCTCACGTCGGCGGTCAGCGGCGGGACGCTTGACCTGTCGACCAATCCGCCGCCCAATGGTCCCTCGGCGGCCCGCTATGCGATCCTGAAATTCACCGGCACCCTGGCGGCGAACCAGATCGTCAAGGTGCCGAACCTCACGAAAATCTGGCTCGTCAACAACACGGGCTTGACCAACGCCGGCTTCACGCTGACGTTTCAGACGCCGTCGGGCTCGCCCTCGAACTTTGTTCCGGCCGGCGGCTGGTGCTGGGTCTTTTGCGACGGCGCCAACAACGTCTATGTGAGCCCGTTCGCCAGCAACCTCGCGCTGATGCCGAACGGCAGCGCGGCGGCGCCAAGCTATGCGTTCTACAGTGAGGTCAGCGGCTGGTACCGCAACGGCTTAAACGACATCCGCTTGGCGATCGGCGGCGCCGACGTGCTGCAGGTGACCGGCGCGGGTGCCGGCTCCCCGTCGGTCGTCAACGTGCTCGCGCCCAACGTGCTGCAGCAGCAGGGCGCGCAGATCGTTCCCGCCGGCACCGAACTCGCCTACGCGGGCGTCAGCCTGCCGGCCGGCGGCTGGCTGTGGGAGGACGGCTCGGCCTACAATCGCGCCGCGTACGCCACTCTATTTAATGCGCTCACCGCCACGGTGACGGCGACCGTCAACGGCACCACGGCGGTGACCGCGCTCTCCGCCGACTTGCGCGGCCAGGGCCTCAACGGCGCCGTGGTCGAAGGCACGAACATCGCCAGCGGCACCACCATCACCTTCACCGCGGCGACGACCGCGACCCTGAGTCAGGCGGCGACCGGCAGCGGCAGCGTCACGTTGCGCGTCTTCCCGTGGGGCAACGGCAACGGCTCGACCACCTTCAACGTGCCCGACCGGCGCGGCCGCGCCTTGTTTGCCCGCGACGACCTCAACGGCAGCGCCGCCAACCGCATCACGTTCAATGCCGGCACGCATCTCAATACGGCCGGCGGCGAGGAGCTGCACACCCTCGTCACCGGCGAGATGCCGTCGCACAATCACGGTGCCACCGTCAGCGAGCCGAACGGCGGCCAGGGCCATCAGCACGGCCTGCCGTTCAACGTGACGGTGTTCGGCGGCCAGGCGCAGACCACGGTCGGCGGCGGCATCGCCAACCTGCTGCAGAACAACGGCGCCGCCGCGAATACCAGCCTCGCCGCCACCGGCATCGGCGTCTCGACCGCGGCCACCGGCGGCGGCGCGGCCCACAACAACATGCCGACCTTCGGCATCAGCAATTATATACTAAAGACGTAGCGATGAAGCTTACCCTCCCCCAGATTCTTCCGATCCGTCGCGGACTACGCTCGCGACGGATCGATGACTTGGGGAGGGTCGGCCGCCGCAGCGGAGCGAAGGCGGCCGGGGTGGGGGTGGAGCGATCCAGTGAGCAAACAACGACCCCAACCCCGCCGCCCGTTTTGGTTGAGTCTAATCCGCGTGGGCACGCGCGCTGCGCGCGCTTAGCCCACCCTACATCCCACCCTCCCTCCTCCCGCCGTTGTCATTCTCCGCCAGATCGTGTCGAATGATTTCGCGCATTAACCAGGAGTGGAGGATGCGATGAGGGCTACCAGCCTTACCATAGCAGTATTCTGTGCCGCCGCGTCGGTCATGCCCGCGGTTGCGGCCTCGTCTGTTTGTCGCCCGAATCTCACTGCGAGTTTCGGGCCCCAATTGGACCCGTTTGTAAGCGGGCCCACGGTACGAAGTAGAGCCGCGGCGCGATGCCCTTCCCCGGCGAGACGCCACGCCGGCGAGCTGCCGACTTGCACATCCGGCCCATCGACAACCTGCAGGGGGACCTGCTCGGGTGGCGCAGAGTGGTTTTCCTGGCAATGTTGCATCGGCCAGGACGGCTGGCCCTCGGCATGCTACCTCGATTGTAGGAGAGAGATTGCCGACTGTCTGGGGCAGTGATCGCGCCGTCGTTACCCGATAACTGGATCATCAAGGCGCGACCGCGCTCGGCTGCGCGGCATCAACAAACACCTTCGTCATCCTGAGGTGCCCGAGCGAAGCGAGGGCCTCGAAGGATGGAAGCAAGCTCGGAGTTTGCTGCCATCCTTCGAGGCTCGGCGCTGCGCGCCTCGCACCTCAGGATGACGGTGGTGTTTGCTGTTCGACGCTCGAAATCCGCGTGGGCACGCCCGCCTCCGCGCTTCGCGCTACGGCGCGGCTTAGCCCACCCTACTGCGCCCTGATAGAGCCGTCGCCCCGAGCATTCGCGCATGATCCCGAAAAGTGGATACCGGTTTTCGGAAAAGATCATGCGCCGGCATAGACTCCAAGCGGCGAGGCCGCGATCGGCGATGTAAAGATGCCCGACCCCATTCCCATTCCCATCACGCCGCCGCCGGGCATCGTCAAGACCGAGACCGGCAAGGTGGCGGCGGGCCGCTGGACCGACGGCGATGCCGTCCATTTCGTGCGCGGGCTGCCGCAGAAGATCGGCGGCTGGGTGCGCCAGACGACGACGCCCACGTCGGGCCAGCCGCGCGCGTCGCACGCCTGGCGCGACAACTCCGCCAACCAGTTCATCGCCGTTGGCACCTACCGCAAGCTCTATGTCTACGACTCGAGCCTCGCGCAGAACGACGTGACGCCGTTCCGCCGCACCAGCGGCGGCATCGGTGGCGGGGCGGCGCTCACCAACCCGTTCACCACCAACACGACGGCCGGTACGCAATCGCAGGTGTCGGTGCATGACGCGGGCCACGGGGTGAACATCGGGGACACCGTGATCTTCACCTCGGTCGGGTCCGCGGTCGGCGGCATCGGCGCGGGCGCGCTCACCGGCGCTTTCCTCGTGCTGTCCGTCACCGACGCCGACCACTACGTGTTCGACTGCGGGGTCAACGCCACCGCGGCCGCGACCGGCGGTGGCACCGTGCAATACCAATACGAGATTACCATCGGCACCGAGCTGGGCGCCGAGGGCACGGGCTTCGGCGTCGGGCAGTTCGGCGCCGGCACCTTCGGCACCGCGCGCTCGGGCTCCTCGATCTTCATCGAGCCGCGGGTGTGGTCGCTCGACCACTTCGGCCAGCTCTTGCTCGCCTCCTACAACACCGGCCAGATCTACGTGTTCGATCCGACCCAGGCGCAGCCGTGGCCGCGCGCGGTCGCCGCCTCGAGCGATCCGGCGGCGCCGACCACCTGCCGCTACATGTTCGTGACGCAGGAGCGCTTCGTCGTCGCGTTGCTCACCGGCATGATCATCCAATGGTGCTCGCAGGGCGACTACACCACCTGGACGCCGTCGGCGACCAACACCGCCAACGCGCGTACCCTCACGGTCGGCACCAAGCTCGTGGCCGGGCGCGTGCTCGGGCCGTTCCTCTCGCTTATCTGGTCGGACGCCGCCTGCTATCTGATGCAGTGGACCGGCAGCCTCTACGTCTACAACACGTCGATCCTGGCGACCGAGTGCGGCCTGATCTCGCCCGGCGCCGCGGTCACCGTCAACGGCGTCGCCTACTGGATGGGGTGGGATAATTTCTTCATGTACGACGGCGCGGTGCACCCGATCGCCAACGTCGAGGACATTCGCAAGTTCGTGTTCGATCAGGTCGACAAGATCGTCGGGCCCTACCAGTGCCACGCGGTCTATGTGCCGAAGTACAACCGCATCGACTTCCACTACACCACCACCGGCAGCGCCAACCCGACCCTGCTGGCGCGCTATCACATCAACGATCAGGTGTGGGCGCCGGGCACGGCCGGCGGCACCCGCTGCTCCGGCACGCACTTTGCGCAAGGGGATACGCGGGTCATCGCCTTCGACGTCGACGGCTACGGCTACCAGCACGACAACGGCAACGACGCCAACGGCTCGGCCCTGCCGTGGACGCTCACCTTGGCGCCGTTCGCGCTCGATAAGTCGCTCTCCGTGTGCGAGATCGACGGCATCGAGTCCGACTTCAAGGACCAGGCCGGCACGATCACCTTTACGCTCGCGACCTATGACCGCCTCGGCGACGCAACGCCGGAGGACTCGGAGACCGAGACCGTCTCGCCCGGCGACCAGCTCATCGACTGGCATTCGTCCGGCCGCTACTTGAGCCTGGCGATCTCCTCGTCCGACCTCGGCAGCTATTTCCGCTGGGGCGTGCCGCAGGCCTACGTGAAGCCGCTGGGGCTGCGGCGGTAGGGTGGGTTAGCGGGCGACCCCCGGGACGAAGTGCCCGGGGGCGCGTAACCCACCAAACAATCGAGCAACCGGCTGCTATCCGTCCCCGCCTGTGCGGGGATCTCGCGCAGTCCGCGACGGATCGCCAGAAGATGGTGGGTTACGCGCCTTCGGCGCTAACCCACCCTACGATCCTTCAGCAGCGCGTCACCGACACCTTCACCACGCCGCCGCCTTCGCTCGGCACGTCGTAGGCGCGCGACTGGCAGCCGACGCGCTCGGACGGAGCGGGCGCCGGCGGCGCGAACACGGTTGAGCCCGGGCCGGCGGCCGTTCCGGTGACGTCGCTCGGATAATAAGTGCCGCCGTAGCTGCCGGCGTCGCCCCCGTACCCGTAGCCGGTGTTCGCGCCGTTGTTGTGGTGGAACTTCCACTGGTGGAACCGCCACGCGAACCGCGCCGGCCAGCGCCGGGCAAAGCCGTGCGCCAGCCCATGATGCACCGCGGGACGCGGGAAGCCGAACACCGGCCCGACGTGGATGGCGCCGTGGAATCCGCCGCGGAACCCGCCACCACCCCCGCGCGCGAGCGCGCCGGCCGGAAGGATGAGTGTCGCGGCAAGCGCGGCAAGCGCCACGGTCTTCGACAAGGTACGCATACGCCTTACTCCTGCTACGCCTTGTTAATCTTTCGTTCACCTTGTCGTGTTGGCGCGGGGGTGTCCAGGTGCTCCGACGCTCCGGAGCGTGGCGTAGTTAATGCCCGCCAGTGATCGGTGATCAGTGGTCGGTGACCAGACGGCTCCCCTTTCCGGTCACTGGTCAGTGATCACCGATCACTGTCCGGAACCATCGCCGGCGGCAGACGTTTTTAGTCAAACCAGAGGAGGTTTGCATGAAACGAGTCCTGCTTGTCGGCGCGTCGGCGCTGGTGCTCGCCGGAGCGATGACCGGCGCTGCGTTTGCCCGCGGCCCGGGTGGTGGCGGTGGCGGCGGGGGCGGCGGCCACGCCGCGGTTGGCGGCGGCGGCGGCCATGCCGCGTATGGCGGCGGCGGAGGCGGGGGCTTTGCTCGCGGTGGCGGCGGCTTCGCGGCTCCGCGCGCGTCGGTCGGCGGCGGCTTTGCCGCACCTCGCGCTTCAGTCGGCGGCAACTTCGCCCGCGGCGCCACCGTGAACCCCGGCTTTGCGCGCGGCGGCGTGGCGCAGGGCAATTGGGGCGCGCGCGGCTGGAACGGCGGCACTTGGAACCACCACCGCCGCGGCTTCGTCCCGTTCGCCGGCGTGGCGGCGGGCATCGCCATCGGCAGCGCCTACGCCTACGATTACCCGGACTACGGCTATTACTCCGGCGACCAGTGCATCCAGTGGAACGGCTGGGCCTGGATCAACGTCTGCTACTGAGGCCGGAAACGCAGCGGGGGTCGGGGATCTAGAAGTCGGGAAGCGGGCGTAAATCGCTTCCCCGACCGGATTCCCGACGCCCGCCCCGGCCGCAGCTTCCCCAGCGTCACGTCGCCGCTGCCGGGTTTTCTAGCCCATTACCGGCCGTTATACGTATTTCAGGTGTTATACGATCCGCCGATTGACAAATTGACTGACGCATTGTTGGTGGCGCCCCCCGACAAACCACGCTCGTTCGCGCGGCGAACATGTGCTATCGCTCGCACACGTTCGATGCGGGGCGAGTCGCGAACGGGCGCGCCGGACAATCGTCTCGACGCGAAGTTGCGGCAACATAAGACTGTGGCAAGAGAAGGAGAATGCTTCGATGGCGGCCGAGGCACGAGATCCGCGAAGACCGGACAACATCGACGTTGAGGTGGGGCGGCTGGTGCGCGTTCAACGTATCGCGAAGGGCCTGTCGCAAACCGAGCTCGGAAACGAGATCGGCGTCACGTTCCAGCAGGTGCAGAAATACGAGAGCGGCGCCAACCGCATCTCGATGGGCCGGCTGACCAGGATCGGGCGCGTGCTCGGGGTGCACGTGACGTACCTGCTCGGAGCGAACCGGCGCTCGACTCCGGTCGCGAGCAATCCGAGGGAGCAGGCCAAATTCTCCGAGGCAGTGGGCATGCTCGGCAAGATCGGCGCGCTGCGGCTGCTCAAGGCCTTTTCCGCGATTCCCAGCAGGCCGCCCTCGCTGCGCGAAAGCATCGTGCAGATGGTCGAGGGCGCGGCGTCGGCGTCGGAGCGCGAGAAGGCGGCGCGCAAGAAGAGCCGCCGCCATTAGCCGGGAATCAGAGGTCAGTAATCAGTAATCAGGTCAGCGATCGGTAGTCAGAAGTTCATTCTGATTACTGGCCGCTGATTACTGATTCCTGTCAGGCGGCTATGCCGACTGACGAAGCATGCGCTTCGCGCAGCAGCTTGGTGCGGATCGCGTGCTCGATGTTCCTCAGCGCCGCTTCCGCCTCGAGCGAGCGCGCTTCGGCCGCCTGTGCCCGCGCTTCCGCAGCGTCCGCATCGGCCTCGGCGGCGGCGATGCGCGCCTCGGCCCGCTTGAGCGCCTCGACCGCTTCCTGCAGCCGCGCCGCGGTGTCGGCGATCGCTTCCCGGTGCGCCGCTTCGGCCGCCTGGATGCGCGCTTCCGCCGCGTGCAGTTTGTCGATCGCGCCGCGCACCAGCGCCTTTGCCCGCGCCTCCGTTTCGTTGGCGCGCTCCTCGATGTCGTCGATGGCCGCGGCGGCCTGATGCACCAGCTCGAGGGCGGCGGTGCCGCGGCTCTTCGCCGGGCCCGGCGCCGTGCGCTCGAGATTGACGATGTTTCTCGGCGCGCCGGGCGCGCGGGCGAGATGCTCGCGCATTTGCCCGCGCAGCCAGTTGGGGTCCTGGGACATCGGTCGAACCCTTTCGAAAAGGTTAAGCTCGCCGATAATTAGCACCAGATGGTGAACGGGCTGTTAACGGGGCCATGCCCGCCATTGCGAGGCACGCAGTGCCGAAGCAATCCAGGGCAGCGCGTACGGGCCCCTCGATTGCTTCGTCGCTGCGCTCCTCGCAATGACATGGTTTTGCCCGGCCGCGGAGTGTCTCAAATGAAACCCGTCGCCCTGCCGCCGGCGCCGCCGGGCGCCGATCCCGCCGCCCAGTTCGCCTGGATCAAAGCCTGCCTGCAGCAGATCGAGCGGGCATCGCAGGAGGAGCCGGCGCAGATTTTCGACAGCTATTCGACGGATTCCACGCCAACCGCCACGAGGCAGCTCCTTGTCACGTCGCCGACGCAAGCGAACATCGCCGCCGTCCTCGCCACCCTTATCGCCGATTTCCGCGCCCGCGGCGTCAAGCGAACCGGACCGACGTGACGGGCAACACGCTGCGGCCTCTCGGTTCCCCTCCCCCTTGTGGGGAGGGGTCAGGGGTGGGGGTGGCGAGATGGCGCGCGACAACAACGACCCCCACCCCGGCGCCTCCGGCGCCGACCCTCCCCAAGTCATCGATCCGTCGCGAGCGCAGTCCGCGACGGATCGGAAGAACCTGGGGGAGGGTGGAGCGCAGGCACGGCCACAGCGAAATGTTCGCGCCGCCGCCGGCGACCACGACGTCATCGCCATCCACCGCTTCCTCTGCCGCGTGGCGCGGCCGGTGCTGCATTGCCCGATCAATCCGGAGAAGTCGCTCGCGGAGGTGCGGCGCGTGGCCGCCGAGCGTGACTACGGCTTTGCCCTGATGGCGCTCGAGGGCGATGCGCTGGTCGGCACGATCGGCGCGATCTTCGTGCCGTGGTGGTACGGCGACGACCACTTCTTCACCGACCGCTGGTTCTTCTCAAGCGCCGGTCACCGCTGGGCCGGTCCGCGACTATTGGCCGAGGCCGACGCGATCGCCCGCGAGGTCGGCGTGCCGCTGATCGTGAACTTGAAACAGCGGCGCACCACCGCCGCGGTGACGTTCGTCAAGCCGGCGTTGTTGGGCGACGATCATCGCGCCACACACTCACCGTCACCCTGAGGAGCCGGCGAAGCCGGCGTCTCGAAGGGTGGCAGCAGGCGCGGTGCGTGTTTCCATCCTTCGAGGCTCGCTTCGCTCGCACCTCAGGATGACGGTGGTGTTTGTTGCAAGCGCTGCGACGAGTGTGCTGCCGCTGATAATTGGCAACCAATCACTGGTGACTGAATCATGTGCTTTGGAATGACCACGACGCAGCAGACGACGAACACGCCTTCGTCGTTCGTCCAGGGCGCCGGGCAGACCGCGTTCAACTTCGCCCAGAACCTCGCCACCCAGCCCTTCAATGCGCCGCTGCTCGGCACCGCCGGCTTCACGCCCCAGCAGCTGCAATCGTTCGCGCAGGTCGGCAACCTTGCGAGCGCGCCGAACGCCGGCAATCCGTTTTACAGCACGGTCGCCAACGATTACGCCAATTACGGCGCGGCCCCGGCCGCGAGCATCGGCGCGCCGAGCGTTCTCGGCGCGACCGTCAATCCGGCGACGGCGACGCTCAACCAATATATCGACCCGAACCTGCGGCGCGAGCTGCAGCCGACCCTCGATGCGATCACGCGGCAGGCGGCGATCGCCAAGACCGCCCCGGGCGGGGTTGGTTCGGCGGCGACCGCCGCCGGCGCCTTCGGCGATGCGCGCCAGGGCGTCGAGAACGCCAACGTCGACGAAGCGGCCATGCGCCAGGCGGCGCAGGCGACCGGGCAGGCCTACCAGAACGCGTTCCAGAACGCGGCCAACCTGCGCGGCATCGACATTTCCAACCTGATCGGCACCCAGACCGCCAACGCCGGCCTCAACGAGCAGGCGCTCGGGCGCGTGCTCGGCTCCGGCAACGCGCTCACCAACCTGGCGCAATACACCACCGGCACCGGCCTCAACCTCGCCCAGGCGCTCGGCCAGGCCGGCACCCAGCAGCAGCAGCTGGCGCAGCAGCAGCTCGGCAGCCTCTACAACCAGCAGCTCCAGAACCTGCTCGGGCCGTATCAGTATCAGATACCCGCGCTCAACTCGACGCTCTCCGCGCTCGCGCCGACGCAGCCGTCGACGCAAACCGTGCAGCAGCCGAACAACGCCGGATGGCAGCTCGCCGGCGCGCTCGGCGGCGCCTTGCTGGGCGGGCTCGGCACCGGCTTCGGCCAGGGCATGGGGCTCGGGACGTTCGGCAACCTGTTCGGCAGCGGCAAGGCGGGCTGGGCTTCGCAGAGCGATTCATTACCATAGGACGCCTGACATGGACTCCGCCTTCGGTACCGACGTGCTCGGCCTGGATTCTCTGCCGCCGTCGCCGCTCTATCCGATCGGACAGTTGCCGCCGTCGGCAGCGGCCGCGCCGGGCGGCGCCGATTCCCCATCAAGTCCGCGCCTGAGCGTGCCGCTCGCACCGCCGGCATCGGCGCTGCCTGCGTCCGCAATCGATCTCGCCCAGCAGCTTGGGACGAGCGCGCCGTCGCCGGTGACGCCCGGCCCGGGCGGCCTCGATCTCGGCCCGCTCATCCGTAGCGCCTTCACGCCGCAAGGCGGCGTGTTTGGAGCGAACACCGGACAGTTCATGTCGGCGCTCGGTGGCGGGCTCTCCTCGGCGGGACAGAATTGGAACAAGCCGGCGATGGCCGCCTTCGCGAGTGGCGCCGGCGCGGCGCTCCAGGGCGGCCAGCAGTGGCAGGCCCAACAGCAGGAGGCGAAACTCAAGGCGCTCAACGCCGCCATCGCCGCCTGGAAGACCGGCGACATGACGAGCTATCATCAAGCGCTGGCGCATTATCACGCCGCGGTGGCGCAGCAACGTTTGGCGAACTTGACGGGGCCACGCCCCGACACCCGGGTTGCCCCGCCCGCGGGCCTCGCCGCGGCAAACGCCGCAGCGTCCGCGCCCGCTCCGCAATCCCCCGGACAGGACAGCACGCCCGGGCAAGGCGCCGGCGGCGGTTCGTTTGCTCCGCCGGCGATCGTCTACGGAAGTGCACCCGCTGCCGGTTCCACCGCGCCGGCCGTGCGCCAGACCGCCGCCACGCCGGCCGATCCGCTCGCGCAGGCGCGCGACGCCGTTGCCCGCGGCGCCCCGCGCGACGCGGTGATCGAGCGGCTGCGCGTCAACGGCATCGATCCCGCCGGTCTGTGACGTCCCATGTTCGACGATCTGATTCCATCGGCGTCGGCAGCCCCGGCGCCGGCGCCCGGTATGTTCGACGATCTCATTCCGGCAGGTGGAGCAGCCGGGGCGGCCGCCGGCGGCATGTTCGACGATCTGATTCCGGCGTCCGCTCCTTCTTCCGCTGTTGCGTTTGGTGCAAACAGCGGCGCCTCGCCACCGAGCGACGCTGGACCGAATCCGCAGACCGGCGCGGCCGGCGTCGTCCCCAGCATCCCCCGAGTCGTCGGCGAAGCGTTCGGAGCCGGCCCTGCCTTGGATTTGCTCGACCCCGGCGTTCTTGAGCGCGGCTGGCAAGGCGCGAAGCAGGGATTTGGATCGCAGCCGCTCGGATTCTCGGACGAGAACCGGCGCAATTATCCCGTGGCCCGTTTTGCGCAGCCGTTCGTCGCGCCGATCGACGCGGCGCTGCGGCTGCCCGGCGCAATTGTCGGAGGAGGGGCGGGGCTGGGCGCCGGCATGTATCGGGCGCATGGCGGCGGCCAAGCCGAATCCGACCGTCTCGAGCGGGATCTGAACATCCTCGGCCAGGGCGCGCTGATCGAATCGGGGATGCGACCGGCGCATACCCGTACCGTCCTCGACAATCTCGGTCGCCGCGATGGCGATGTCGGCAATTTGCCGGCGGATACGGTCAAGCAGCCCGTTGAGTCTAACGGTGACGGTCCGCCGCCGATCTCGCTCTCGGCCGCCTCACCTGATTTCCGCGCCGGAGTGCTGCGGATCGCCGGTAAGGCATTGGAGGCCGCGCGTGGGTCGTTGCGCGACATGTTCGAGGGCGTACGTCTTGAGCCGCCGAAGCAGAACAGCGTCATCGACCTCGGTTTCGTCACGCCCGAAGGCGCGGCGCACCTTAACACGCTGTTTCGCGGGGCAGGCGTCGACCTCGACGTGAGCGGGTTCCGCCACACGGTCGATACCTATGCGGCGCAACATTCGTTCACGCGGCACGGAAGCGCCGCGAGCGAGGTGCCGCGTGGCCAAATCCCGCTCACTGCCGACGACTGGGCATCGATCCCCGATGTGCTCGCGACCCCCGATCTTGTGCGTTATCTCGGGCGTACAAGCGTCGGGCGGGAGAGCATCGGCTATTGGAAACGCGTCGACGGACACATTCTTTATGTCGAAGAAGTGCGAACCGGGCGCAGGACGCTCGCCGCAGTGTCGATGCGCAAATATCGCGCCGGCGACGCAGAGGTGCCGGGACGACCTCATGGCCCTTGAGCCCCGCGTCAAACGTCCAAAACGCTTCCCGGCGGATCAAACCTAAGCCGGCTTCCGGCTGACGGCAACCCGTCAGCGAACACCACAGCCGTTACTCGAGGCCAATCTAGACCACCAAAAATCGTCCCGCGATCACCGCGCGATCTTCCCGGGCTGCACGGGGGCACCACGGTCCTGGGAGAGCTCATCGACGGCGTTCTTTATGTCGAAGAAGTGCAACGGGGCGGGGACGCTCGCAGCGGAATCCGTGCGCAAGTATCGTCTGGGAAGGAGAGGTGCCGGGACGACCACATGGCCTGAGGCCCCGCGTCGTACGTTCGAAACGCTCCCCGACGCGTTGAACGTAAGCTCGCTTCCGGCCGGCGTCAACTCGTTGCTTGGTATTGGAAGCGTATCAACGGGCGCATTGTTTATATCGAAGCGGTGCGAACTGGGCGCAAGACTCTCGCCGCGGTGTCCATGCGCAAATATCAGACGGGGAGGGAAGAGGTGCCGGGACGACCACATGGCCCTGAGGCCCCGCAGTCATAACGACGCACTTCCCGGCGACTCGAATGTAAGCCCAATTTCGCTTGGTGGCAACGCTGAGCTGAATCCACAGCCGTTGATCAAGCAATCCGGAGCGGTATGAGAGGCGCTGCCGGAAAATCTGGAGTGCCGGGAGGACCGGATGGGCCTGCGCCCCCCCGGTCAACGGCCGATACCGGTCCCGGCAAGTGAAAATATAAAACCGGCGTATCGCAATGACAATGTTCCAGGCTCCGCTCACCGCGGAGTCCGTGCGCAAGTATCGTCTGGGAAAGATTAGGTGCCGGGACGACCGCATGGCCCTTAGGCCCCGCAGTCCCACGTCCGAAACGCACTTCCCGGCGGATCAAATTTAAGCCTGCCTCAAGCTGACGGCAACCTATCAGCGTAGCCACGGCGCCGATCATGCGTCGCTGCACCCACCATCCGGGCCGCGTTGCGGCCCTTTTTCATTTGCGAGAGCGCCGTGCAAAGCAGGCCGCGCCTGACCTACGAGCGGCTGCGCGAGATTTTGCACTACGACCCGAAGACCGGGATATTTCGCTGGCGCCAGCGCGTGAGCTACGCCATCCAGGTCGGCGACGTGGCCGGCTCGGTGAACAAGACCAGCGGCTACCGGCTCATCCATATCGACGGCCGCAATTACAAGGCCCACCGGCTCGCCTGGCTTTATGTGACCGGCACATGGTGCCGGCCGATGGTCGACCATCGCGACCGCAACCGGGCGAACAACCGCTGGAGCAACCTGCGCCGCGCCACCGCGTCGACCAACGCCGCCAACCGCGGACGTCCGCGCACCAACGCCTCCGGATTCAAGGGCGTGCACCGGCGCCGCGACACCGGCCAATGGCGCGCGCAGATCTGGAAGGACGGACGCGCCCGTTACCTCGGCCAGTTCGCGACCCCGCAGGCCGCTCACGACGCCTACGTCCGCGCCGCGCGGGAGCTGTTCGGCGAGTTTGCCGGGGAAGGATAGGGAGTTTGCGCTTCAGGCAAAGGGCCGCTCCGAAGAGCGGCCCCAATTCCATAACAGTCTCGCCAGCCCCGCTCGTCAGCGCGGGAGCGTCGAAGACCGGGCCGGCGGCGGCGCGGATTTGCTCGCCGGCGCAGCGGCAGGCCGCTGCGCCGCTGCCGCGATCTGCTGCCGCATCTCTTGCTCGGCCGCCTGCAGCTTGGCGATGTCGCTCACCATTTGCACTTGGCCGGCGCCGAGCTGATCGATCCGGTACATCATCGCGCTCAGCGTCTCCATTATCGCGTCAAGCTGCCGCTGGTCGGGGGCAGGGGCGGCCGGCGCGGTCGGTGCGACCGCTTGCGCCGCCATCGGCACCGCCGGGCTCGGCTCGTCCGCCGCGCGGTCGGACAGCCACGGCAGCGACCAGCCGTACTGCGCGGCCCAGCCCGCCGCCATCTGTTTGGCGGCGCCGCCGTAGGACTGCCATGCCAAGGTGGCGGCGACGCCGAGGCCGACCAGGAACACGAAGCGGAGGAACGCCCGCGTGGCTCGCCTGGTGCGCGAGGGCTTCTCGACGAACAAAGGTCGTTCGACGAACTCGGTGTCGGTGGGCCGTCGACGCAGCGACGGGCTCTCGGCGACCACGAGATCGTCGGGAAACTCGGATTGGGTCGAGCTCAGCCGGGAAATCAT